TTAAGTTCGGATTTAGTCATAGTTTGCGATGTGTATATAAATATAACTTCACTCGTAAAAAAAGTGTAAGTGCAAAAAAAATCCCCTTCAAAACGAAGGGGATTGTATATAAAAAAGAATATATCTTAGTATTCCAATACGCAATAGTCCATTGCGATTGTGATGCTGACCATTAGTGGGTCGCCGCCGTTGCTCCAATCAAGAGCAGTGGTGTTGAAGTTGACCGACGATGGGAAAGCACCGTAGATAGACCATTTTTCAACTTTATCACCCACTGGGCCAAGAACATCGATGGTTAGAGTCTTCTTATAGAAGTCTGCATATCCGTTACGACCAGTAACAGACTCGTGACCTAGACGTACCCATTCCATGACAGCTTGAGCTGCGGAAGGAACGATTGGGTCGTATAGAGTTACTTCGATGTCTTGCCATTCAGACTTACCTTTCAACTTACGTTTCAAGTTGATGTGGTCTAGTGTAATTGGGTTGTTGTTGATTTGAGGACGACCGGTAGCTTTGATTAAGTAAGCTGGGATTCCGTCGATACCCATGATGAAGCGGTTAGCCACCTTTGGCTCGAAAGCCGTAAAGAAGATTTCGTTTGATGCTAGTAGTTCTGCCATAATATTTTAGATGATTAGTTGTTATTTTACCTTGACAATAGATAAATAAACATTACAATCAAGAAATCATATAATATTTAATAACTATTTTACTATTTATCCTTATATAAACTAAAAGTATATAATATGGCAAGACCCACAAATCCATCAAGTATTCTAAATAAAATTTGCCCAACGTGCAAAAAAGAATTCACCTGCAAGAGTTGGAAACCAAAAACATATTGCTGTAAACATTGCGCGGCGTCTTCACAAGAAGTAAAAGAAAAAAATAGAGCGGGTGTCAAAAATACATTTGATTCCAAATACGGTGGGCATCCCATGGCAACAAACGTCGGTACTAAAGAAAAGTTAAAACGAACTTTAACCGATGCATATGGAGTAAGCCACTATAGCAAAACCGACAACTTTGTTAATCAAGTGCGAGAAACCAAACTTGAGAAATATGGAAACCCGAACTACAATAACGTCGAAAAAATAAAATCGACTTGTTTAGAAAAATATGGAGTAGACAATTACAGAAAAACCGAAGAATATAAAAAACAATATAGGGAAACGTGTTTGAAGAAGTATGGAGTGGCACATGCATCACAGTCAAATGATGTTAAATTTGGCGGAAAGAGTTCGACGTTTAAGCATACACACAAACTCTCTATGTTTAAAAAATTCTGTGATTCTGACAAATTCAAAAATTTTACACCTCTTTTCGATTTGACTGGGTATGACGGTGTAACCGTAAAATATAATCGCCCGTATAAATTTAAATGCATAAGATGTAGTGGTGAAAATGAATATGATCTTACCAGACAGTATTTAAGATGCCCCACATGCGACAAAAGCATGTCCACATTTCAAAGCGAAGTGGAAGATTTTATAAAAGAAATACTACCAAGTGAAGCGATTGTATCAAATAATAGAGCGATCTTGTCTCCGCTTGAGATAGACATATACATACCAAATAAGAATATAGCTATAGAAACTAATGGAGTATATTGGCACTCGGAAGTATCGGGGTCAAAAAATAAAAATTACCATTTGAATAAAACTAAAATGTGTTTAACAAAAGGAATACGGTTAATCCACATATTTGAAAGTGAATGGAATCATCAAAAAGAAATAGTAAAATCTATCTTGAAAAAGATTCTATTAATTGACGCTCAAAGTATAAACGCGGACGAATGTGAAATTAAAGAGATATCCCCAGAGATTAAATCGGAGTTTTTAAAAGAAAATCATTTGGATAGTAACGATAATTCGGAGGTTAGACTGGGTCTTTATTATAACAAATTATTAATTCAAGTAATGACATTTTCCAAGTCTAAGTTTAAAAAAGACATTCATTGGGAAATATCAAGAAATTGCACCAAACTTGGGTATCAAATTGAAGAAGGTATATCCAAGTTATTTCAATGGTTTGTGTCGAACCACGCACCGATTACGATATCTGCATACAGCGACCGCCGATACTTCTCTGGCGAGACTTATATTAAGCTAGGATTCAATTTCCACTCAAACACTCCGCCCAACTATCATTATATTATCGACAACTACGACACTTTACAAAGCCGCATAAATTGGCAAAAAGGGAAACTAGAGAAAAAGTTATTATCATTTGACAAATCTATTTCAGAATGGGAGAATATGAAAATGAATAACTTTGACAGAATTTGGGACTGTGGACATTCTAAATGGATATACAACAATAAAAACTTATGAAAAAACCGCTTGCAACTTATAATATCGAAATAAACGAAACTGACGGCAGGGGTGATGCCTCATTGATCTGGGTGGCTATACTTGACCGTCGATTTAAATGTGAAGTTCAACGCACCGGCACTCGTCAAGCAAGCCTTTTTGTGTTTGATTCCAAGGATAATGACAAGATAATATATGAGTCTAGGGTTCCATTATCATATGACGCAAAGTTTGGACCTGATATTGGCGACGTTGGTGAATGGCAAGAAATGTGTGCAAAAGCAGTTGACGATATAATAAACTAATAAGTTTATGAACGTATTCAACCTTGAAAGAGCATTTAGCGATAAAACCACTAGAAAGTGGGAAAAGCTTTTTGTTTGTGTAGATTTGCATGATACTATCATCCAAGGAAAATACTCGTTGAATAACGAAGGTGCAGAGTATCTACCCAACGCAATAAAGGTTTTAAAAAACTTGAGTAAAAGAAAAGATATTGTGCTTATTCTGTGGACCAGTTCACATGTCGCTCCTATAACAAAAGTGCTAGACAAATTGGAAAAGCAAGGAGTACATTTCAAATATGTAAATTGCAATCCAGAATGTCCCGATAACAAACTATGTGACTTTTCTAAAAAGTTTTATATGAACGTTATTTTGGACGATAAATCGGGTTTTGAAAAAGACGATTGGTTCCTCGTTGAAAAAGAACTAAAACGAATTGGAGAATGGAAAGAGTAACCTAAAGTTTCTCAATAAAACATTCTAGTTCATCTTTTGAACTATAACGAAACGCCGATTTTTGAGACATAACATTTTTGTTGTTTTTAGTAAACATATGAGACATTGTTCGTTTCCTGCTATTGTGCATTTTCTTCTCTAAAGCTTCGCGATAGTCTTTAACGGTCGATTTGCACCATTCTCCTTTAGTGGCTAATATTTGATGCGGTTTTAAGTGTTCACCTAAATGATGCCATAGTTCTCCGTCATATGTAAAAATCCGTGGAGATGGCTTTGTTACTAATACAAACTTGGGCAAGTTTAGCAAATTCCATTTAGCATCAAACTCGTCACAATCAAGATCGTCGTTTTTCTTTAAAAACTCATTATATTCACTGGATTCTATTGACCAGAATTTGTTTCTGTCACAATAAACAGACTCGTATTCAGGATGTAAGTCGGTAATAATATTATTTTTGTTGTCGCGAACATACATAAACTTTGCACCGGTTATTTTTGGATTTTTTGTACAATCTGCTCCAAGTAAAAACATTTCATAGTGTGGCCACACAAAGCAGTAAAATCCACGAGTTGCTGGCGGAGAATGAAAATCTTCTGACGCAGCCTTATAACCACGTTGGTTAACAGAACTTAATCCACCAAATCGTGCAAATTTAAGCTTGCTTGTTTTGCTTATATCGTATTTAGCCATACGATAGCAAGATTGGACAGAGATTATAAAATGTCAAGCAAATCTTGCTAATCTTTTATCTTAACGCCAAAATCTTTTTCAAATTGTTTTGGAGCGGATTTATAGCTGTCAGCAGTTTCGTCTTTCGGATCTTGTAGGTATTGCCAGTTGAAACTTAATACGTCAGGTACTTTAAATCCAAAAAATTTCAATACTTGTTTTTGAATATCAACAACCGAAGACCCGTTCCAATTTTGTCCAATTAAAACTAATCCTGCTTCTTTATCTGCTATGATATTATCTTCTTTAAGAGTACTATGACGATTTTCTAACCAAGTCAAGCGTTCAATCAATTTTTGATAAATTCCATTGGTTTGTCCCCAACGAGTACTAACAAAAAATACAATTGCATCTGCTTCAAATAAAGGTTTGGTTATTTCCCACAACTCGTCATCTTTATTATTAAAGCTACACCAACATCTATGATTTCCAGTTGGATTTTTCGCATCGTCTTTTAATTTAGAAGCCTTTACGCCACAGTTATTTCCTTCGTGCTTACTTACATTACCTTCGCAGTCGTATATTTTTAATTTACTGGCGTCTATTACTGTGGTATTGCCTAATTGTTCTGAGATATATTCAGCTAAAATTGTACTTTTTGCTTTTTGTTTATCTCCAACCCAACGGTTGCTAGTTGTGACAAATAACACTTTATTTTTATTCTTTAAATGGTTTATTAATTTATCAACCTCGGAAACCATGTTCTCTGATTCATTTAAATTAAGATGTTCAAACAAAAGTTTTTTGTGTTTTGAAAGTGTATCTTCAAATGTATTCATTTTGTCAGAAGCTCCAAGTAAATTTTATCTTGTTATGTTCGCGTGGATCCTCAATGAAGTAAACTTTGGATCTACCGCTCATGAAACTACCAGATTGTCCTTTGAGAAATTTCATTTGGGCGGGTGATGGAGTTACATGCATTGTCATTGTATTTCCATTTCTATCTGGGCGTTGGAATGAGTTTACCGCGTTTATAAAAACAGTATATGCAATATTACCAGCCCCTTCATTTAATACATTTTCTTTTACACTGGGTTCTCTACGCCAATAGCCTCTTGCTGGTTTGAATCCAAATTTTTCATACCATCTTACCAAATCAATCTCGGCTTCATCTGCACCAATTTCTAGTTCAATCGCTACACCAAATTTATCTGCTAAATCTGTAAGTTGTTTCAGAGTCTCCGTCCCTTTACCAAAGCCGCGATATTCTGGTTCTATAAAAAGAGACTCAATGCTCACTGTATTTGGTCCATATGCCATAATGTCAATTTGCACATCATTGGGTGTTTTAAACGCCCTGATAAGTTTTTTTGCTGACGATTGGCTGTCAATAGTATTTTCTTTTACACTAACCTTCTTGTCATATATTTTATCGATGTTATCTTTTAGTTTGTCTAAACTACCAGCATATCTTAAAATCTTAAAAACAATGTTTTCTTCAGACAATTCACCATTTGAATCAAGTCCTGCTTGTCTGTATTTATACAGTTTCTGTAACAATTTCTTTAAACCAGCATCGTCACTAGAATTTACCAAGGTGTTAATTTTCTTGTGAAACTCTTTATATTTCTTCTTGATAAGCTCTTTGTTTAAATTTAACTTTTGCTTGATCGGTTCTTTCAACCATTCATTCTTTAACACAGAATATTCAGATGAAGAAATAGCAACATGTTGTATATCCTGAACATATAGCTCAACGTCATGTCCTTTTACTGTTATGTCGTGCTTCAAGTTCCATGCCGTTTTTATAGCATCAAACATAGTTTGTGCATCTTCCTTAGACATATCAAGTTTTGAATAATCTGTTTTGATATGCAAATCTATGTCTGAGTGTGGAGTCCAATTGTAATTGGTTATTGATCCAATCACAACAACGTCTTCTGCTTTTATGTTGATCTGCTTTTCCACCTTCAATTCTTTAACAAAATCTAGCGCAACCTTCAATAGACCGGTGCGAACATCTTGCTTGATTCTTGGACCATCTTCATTGATGTCCCATACTTTGTCACAAAGAGTTTCGTTATATAATGGATAGTTCATCTGCCACCTCTTGCATTTGCCATATTAACCCACTTGATAACTTCGTTGCGAACAACTTCTGAAATATCTTCTATGTATTGAGAACTAGCAACGTCGGATGCTGTTAAATCCTTATGATGATGCTGAATGACGTTTGCATCAATTAACGATTTTATAAAGTTTTTAGACAGTGATTCTAAAGCATGAAGGTCGGCAACCTCAAGCTGTTCTTTTAACAACAAAGACTTTAGCTTAATGTTGTTCATCTGGTAAAAATGCTTTCAATTGATTGATGCTACTCGCGGCACTTGTGTGCAATATACCAATACGATGCGCTGCTTGATTGTCCCACGCGGTTATATTTCTTTCCATGTCGTCAACCAATACATTCGTCACTCTTCCTTTTGATGGGAGAATATATTCTGGCTTCTTTTCTCCGGCAGATGCAATTATTACTTTAACACTTGGATCGATGTTCTTGCGGATCCATGCTGTTTTTTGTTGAGTGATATCGGCACCTTGACCTGCACTTAAAATAACTGCTGGTGGAGTTTTGAAATTATCTTTTATAAAATCCCATAAAACTTTTGCATCTGGCATAGGTTCTAGGTTCAACCAAAAGTTGGGTGTGTTGTTGATCAATTGCCAAAACTTTTTCTTTGCTGCTTTTTTATCACCTTTTAATTCTGGGGATGTATGCAACTCTTCTGGAATAAAGCCACCGGATATTTTTTTAAATCCTTTGTTCATATCAACCAAAACTCCGTCCATATCACAATAAACTTGTATTTGTAATGGTGCTGGTTTTTCTGCTTCCTCCGCTTCTTTGATTAAATCCTTTAATAAAATTTGCATATGGTTATAAATATACTAAACTTTAGGATTAGTCCATATATATTTCAAATTTCCGCAGTCCCATATCCGATCATACCCATTTAATTTCATATTTTCCCATTCTGTTAATGCGGGGTCAAATGACTCTAGTTTTTTACTTAATGTGGCTTTTTGAAAGCCAAATCTATGAACTAGCTTGTATGGATTAGACATGTTGAAATACCAATAATTTGGAGGTGTTTCTCCAGCGAAAATAAACCCGATTTTTTCATAAAAAGCTCGTAAACCAGAATATCTTATGTCTGCAAATGTGGTAATTTTTATAGGGTTGTATTTTTCTATAAAATAAGTCAGTAGTTTTCCACCAATACCAACGACGGGCGTTTCTCCCACGGCAAATCGATACATTTCATATTCGTTCAGTTTTGCATGTTTTGTACCAAGCGCGACTCTTCCTTTTCCAAAAGTCATAACCGCAACAAGTGTATTTTCAAAAAACGCACCTATTTTTATGGTCGAACGATCTGTTCCTTGGATATGATACGTGTTTAAAAAATCAGAACAAGTCGCCGATTCTATTTCTATAATTTGACACTTTCTAGCAAAAATCGATTTATTATTTAAATTGGTTGACTCGCTGATTATTTTATTACACCCGATTAAATTCAGTATTTTACGTTTTACAATATTTTTTGATGCCACCCATTCATTTTCAAATATATGAATCAATTTTACACCTTTATCAGCCGCCATCTTTGTTTTTTTAATATGATACTTACGTTCTTTCTCTCCAAAGAATTCGCTATGCCATACGATTCCATCGAATTCAATTGCTACATTTTTACTAGGAATGTAAAAATCTAATTCGAGTGGTGCAATAAGCTGACGGTCGTTCTGTCTAACTTCGCAATCAGCCGATAAATTTTCTTTCAAGAATTCTAATATTTCCAATTCCGGTTGAGACCTCACCGAAGGATTGCACTTTTGACACCTTGGGATTTTTCCGTCTTCGATTACGGCATCAAACCTATGGTCACAGATACTACATTTAAATTTATAAAATATCTGTTCATCATTTTTGCCTCTGGTCCCCGTATATTCTTCTCTTGTAAACAATGGCGTGACGTTCTCACCCAACCTACTACCGGACACAATTGAATTATAAAATTTGTCCATGTGTGTGCATGATATTTGAGAAGCAATTTCTTTATTTTGACTAACATTTTCTACTCCATATTTTTCTAAAACTGTTCTTTTTGCTGTTGCGGATTGATATCCCGCAGTACCATCTTGTAATCTTTTCATCAATCCATCTAAAGCAAAGTTACTTGTCATCTGTTCACCAAAATGAGCAAATTTTGTTTCATTTGATTTTTTAACAAATTCTTCTAATTTTGAAATATTTTCTACGCCATACTTTTCCAACAATGTAGATTTAAGTTTTGATAAGTTATTATAATTTTTATTGCCATATCTTTCTAACCTTGTTTGAGCGGCCTTAATTGGATTAACAAAGTTTTCATCTCCATATTTTATTTTTCTTGTTGCTTTTGACTTTGATAAAAAATCCGGAAGTTGACTTGAATGCGAGACTCCATATTTTTCTTGCATGGTTTTTTTTAAGTTGGATTTCGCTCTAGCTTTAACTTCTGGGAGATTAATATATTCACTCTGACATGGAAAAGAACATGTAACTCTATTGTGTTGCTTATCTGTTTCAAAAAGTTCGTGGCATATTGGACATGTCTTAACAATTGGGGCGACAATTTTCTTTGAACTCATACACTTGTATGAGCAAGTTTTTCTATATCCTTTATAATAACTATCAAATTTTGTTGGCGCGTTACACACATCGCACAGTTTGGCGTCAACCTCGTGTATGTGTTTATACATTTTTTCACCAAATGTATCACCTTGATATCTTGAAGATACCTCGTTGTATACGTCGGGATGCAGTCGT